ACGATATTAGGCCAGGGGAGAACCATGCGTGAGAAAAGGGGAATGGCCGTGCCAAAAATATCGGAGTCAGATACGGGCACCCATTCCTCTACCTGCTGCATGGTGCAATCACAATTGGGGTGGAAGCCGGGCCAGATACCCGAATTCATCCAGAAATCGAGCGTGTGCACCTGCCCCCGCATGGCATTACAAATGACACAATTATCGCCCCAGGTATTCCACATATATTTGACTTCAATCCTTCCAAGGGGGTAATAATTAAAATCATCAGGATCAAACCCGGGGGGTCGTGAGGGTGTGCCGTTAGGCGTTCCGAATAAAGGCATAGATCAGACCTCAGACATGATCCCAATCATCGAGCTTCCAATAGTCAGCGGGAAACAAGGGAATGGAGACCTCCTGCTTGATCTCCTCGATGGCGTCCAGGAATTTCTGATATTGGTTGGTGCCCCAGGACATCAGCGCGGACATTTCCCCGGGGCGGCCGCCCCACTGCTCGTTCAAGCCACTGGCGCGCATCTTTGCAGCTGCGCCGGCGGCGCCCATGACAAGAATCGCTTCGTGATCATCTCGCACTGTGGTAGCAGCAGCAGAATCAAGATCATCGATCGTGTGGGCTGCACCATACTGGATATAAATAATTTCACCTACCCGGGGAAAATCAGGGCCAGTGAAATATAAGACAGGAGAGCCATTGATGTAGGTCTGATAGAAATCCTCGCGCTCATAAGCAAAGGGATCAGCGAGACTATCATCGTAAGGGTGCACCAATCGCACGATCGCGATCAAACCGGCGGCAGTGATAGTTTGTGATCTACCGGTCGTGGTGACTGTATGCTCAACTGTTTCGATATTGGGTGTTGCCCTGGTATAGACATTGAGTACCTTACGAAGGGCTTCATCGATGATGTCATTGGTATATTTATCAGTCGTATCATCGAGCGAATTCTGGATGCGTGTGCGATATGCTGCTAAAGCGGACATAGAGTAACTCCAATTTTTCAGATGCCGCAGGGGCGTGCCCGCGTTTACGGGCATGGGAGGGAGGGACCCAGCGTACGGCGAGAAGCCGGCTGCCCCTGCGATTGATCAATATTTTATTTTTTCGCCGCCTTTGAAGAGGACGCAGGCGCTGATCGTTCAGCAGAAGCCGCGGCCTTTTTTGCCGGCGGCTTTGCAGGCACAGTTTTCCGTTTGGCGGCTTCCTCGACCTGATCCAGGCCAGAGGCAGAGTAAACGAACTTCTGGCCGGTAGGAGAGATGAACGAGAGCCGGCCATCTGCATAGCGCGCCCAATCGACAGGCTCGATGTGAAATATTTTTTTGATGAGGTTGAAATCTGCTTTTGATTTGGTTTTTTCCATTTGCTTGGACCTTTCTATGTGTGGTGCGTTGGGAAAGAACCAATGCACCTTACTGAGAGCCAGGGGGCGCGAACGCACCAGTTAGTCGTTGGTAGCAGCGGTTCCTCTCTGCAGAGTGTGCGCTTTAACGGCGCCGACTGCAGGGATCCTCGCGCGCCACACCCTCCATCTGCCATAATCATTCGTATGACAAGGTGGTTAAAAAGCAGGGTTGCCGCCGATACCCTGGCCGAGATCATCCACCGCCACACCGAGAATATAGGCGATGATCATATAGACCACATTGGTGACCTGTTCCGCGTCAAGGGGGAAGGTAGGGACAAACTCATCGAGCAGGACAAACGCCAGGCCAACCAGAGCCGCCCAGAACTTACGGGAGCGCAGGACGCCCAAGATTTTCGATTTAGGTTGAGTATTCATGTTTAGAATCCTTTCTAAGCTACTTATTATTCGTTTTCCGGCAGTTTTTAACCGGAAAGGTTAACTGATATGGCTTTTTCCCTTTTGCTCCCCTTGCCGCCTATAAAGGGGCAAGAGGAGCTCTGTGAGGAGAGAAGAAAAAGAAGATCTTCTTTACTGCCGCAGGGTGAAATGGGCGATCGCGCCATAGAACTTGAGGACGGTTGTTGCCGCACAATCAATGACCATTTTCAACCAGTAGCAATCGCCAACATCCAGGAATTCTGGATCATCGATAGTGATTGTCATGGTGTGATCATCGGCGGCCTTTCTTTCGGCGGCGGTATCGTGGGCGGTATCCATGGTGATGCCGACTGCCTCACCTGCAGCAGCGACATTATCCGCACCAATCGTCACCTTTTCAAGCTCAACGGTGGCGAAGTCATCCGCAGCGGCCGTTCCGACCAGGTAACCGACATCAATCGATGTCAGTTTCGTACCCTTGAGGGCTTTGGAATTCGACGGTATGCGGATGGGGACAAGGACCGTAACTGAGGCATCAGCTGCGGTGCGGTCATTGGAGACCACATTGGATGATTCGGTGACCGCCCAGGTGCCGGCGGACATCTCGAAATCTCCAGGATGGATGAAGTGTGCCATGTGTTCATCGTGTACGTAACCCATATTTAGATCCTTTCTGTTATTTGTACCGATCGTAAGATCGGATCGTTTTAATATTGGCCGGGAGAATACCGCGGGGCTGCGCCCCTCGCAATGACAGCCGGCCAGGTGTATTTTTGTGCGTGTCCGCCGAGCCATCTGGGGTTATGCCCCGGGGACGGCGAGCAGCATGCGCGATCTGAATTAAGCACCGGCGGAATGCGCGATTAGTAAAAATTAGGCCACATTGCTCTTATGCAAAGGTCTAAAATCATTCACCCAGCATGCTAAGAAGTGGCGCACTTTCAAACGGTGTTCGTCGTTCATAAACACCGCGGGGCTGAGGTTATCGCCGGCAATAAAAATTTCCGGCATGATCCCGAAGCGTTCACCGACATAGATCGCAGGAGCGATGAGGGGATCACAAACCGCGGCCCAGTTGTTGGCGTCAGTCCACTCGGGCACGGTGATGACATCACCCGGCTGGCCGCGCTGCTGATTCTCGGAATAAATATTGGCTGCGTTCTCAAGCGATGGGTACAGGATTTTCATACCGGTGAGCTGCAATTCACGCGGGACCAGCAGAAAACGTGGGTTAATGGCAAGGGCTGGGCCGGTGCCGTAGTAGCCACTGGCGTTCTTGATAAGCATGGGCTGCGAATAAACTGCGGTGCAGACCGTGTCCCACTGGGATGCGCTGAGCGCGGTTGTGAGTAGGTTGGCATGCCCGCCGGCGGTGGTGACTGCAGTCGCATTGAACAATGCGCCGCTATCGGCCATGGTCGGTCCGACGCCGCTATTAGATGTGAACAAAGCGGCAATGAGGGAACTGATCTTGCGCAATCCGGCCGATGCCAGCTCACGCGGGTAGGCCGCCAGTTTCCGGCTCATATCACGATCAATGAGCTCCAGGGTAAGCGGGATATAACCGCCGTACTTGGTGAAGTCAGCTGTCTCGGGGGAATCACCGACCGCGAGCTCGGTATATTCCGCGCCTTCGCTCACGCTTGGCAATGTTCCCACTGTGCCAACAAGCGTGCCGGTGATGGTGTTGAGGCTGTTGAAATGTTCAACACGCGCAATACGTGACCACCAGTCATAACCGGCCTTGCCTAACGCCGACCAGGTATTGACCACGATCTTATTCAAGGCGTTCTTAACCAACCCTGTAAAATCGGTGGTCAAAGCGAACTGGACCCGCTCCGAATCAAAGCCGCCGTGCATGTCGTAATCACCGGTGAGCATGAGGTACAGCTCACGGATACCGGACAGCCTGGCGACCTTGAGCCCTTTGGCTTCCTTATCACGCGGTGCACTGAGCAGATCATCACAGGCTGCCTGCAGCTTGTCAGCAGTATCAAACACGCTGTGGATGCGCGGTCCGGCGACAGCCGCGCCGCCAGTCAGCTGTGAGACCATATCGCGGGCATTGTCGATGGCGTCGGTCAGCTCCTGGGCCTCAAATAGTTTTCCTGCGAACTGTTTACGGACCTGCTCTGCCACCGGGGCAGGCAACCTGGCTGCCATCAGGGCAGAATCAAGGAACTGTTCACCCATCTTGATGCGCATTTCTCTTGCTTTTTCAGCTTCATCATTCACCATAGATAAATGCTGTTGAACGGAAACCAGTTTCTCAACCTCTTTCTTATCGGTTGTGATCTGGTGTTGGACGTGCTCAACCCCGGGCAACGGGATTTGCACGCTCCCGCTTATTGGTTTTTCTTTTGGCATATTAGCTCCTTTTTGATATAGATTCAATTTCTGATAGATTTCACGGATAAACTCACCGCCGCGGGCAGGGTTGACCACCAGGTCGACTGAGAAAATACGCAGGATATTTTCCACATTCTTTCCGTTGGCGGTGAACACCAGGTCGGCAGAAAAACCGATCTTTGGTTTTTCGCCGTCCGCGAGCATTTGCTTTCCAAGCTCGACCAGGACGGGCGCAGAGGGACCGAACGGGCGCAGGGTAAGCCTGATCCCCTGCGCTTCCTCTTCCCAGGCGGGTGCGAAGCACACACCGGCAAGGTCGTGAATGGAGTGGCCGAACCAGTGATGGTCAATAAATGTCTGTGTGCCATCCCACAAACCAAGGGATCGTTTGAGGACATCGGCGGAGAACTTCCAACCGTTACCCTCGCCTGCTGTGATAGCGAGGATCTCGAACTCTCCTTTCTCATTGACCTGCGAGCCGGCAAGCGTTATGCGGTGGCTGAGATGGTTATTGGATTTATCTGGCATACATTCGTTATCCTTTCTGATCGAATGATCGATCACTTAGCAACCCCGGGAATGGGCGCCTTATCCTTGATCCCATCATCAACGGGAGGCAACTTAAGATCCAGGGAATCTCCACCTGATTGATCAGGCCAGGGAGGGGCTTTGCCCTGTTTCTCTCCGATCTCGCTTTTCGCTTTCTTGAGCATCGTCTCGGCATCGACAGATTCACCAAAGAAGCGGTAAACGACTCGCAGGAATTCATCATTTGCGATCAGGTTCCTGTCTTTCAAATCCGATAAAACCTTGATCATGTAATACGCTGCCTGGGCAAGGGCGCCATTGTCCTTTGAGGTGATATCTGATCCGGTAATGGTGAATTCGACCCGGGGGTCCAATTTCTTATCGACCCGGGCGCGGCGCTGCAGAACGACGGTCAAGAGGTCTTTCAGAAGCCACAGGAAATATTCCTGGCGCTGTTCATAGCGGCGGAAGGTGGGCCCGCCGGCCGCGTCCGCAGTGGTACGGGTTGCGCTCTCCGGTTCGGCCAAGAAGTGGAGCGGGATACCCGCGCCTGCCGAGATCATCTTTTTGAGAGCGAGGCCGTCCTTTTCTGCGTCCGCGGACTCAAGGCGCGGGGAAAGGACCTTCCAGGTCTCATTCTCATCCGCGACAAGCAGCGAACCAGGTTTGGGGGGTGAGGCGTTGAGCGCGTTCTGGCGGGCTTTGCGCTGCGCCTCACTGGCAAACTTTGCCTGGACTACATACAGGAAAGCATTGCGGAAGCGGTTGAGCCGGGCGCGATCCTGCAGCCAGTTCGCATAGCGGCTGAGCCAGACCAGCAGCGGGGCCAGGTCCGATTCGCCCCACTGCGCGCCAGCGGCGCGGTTGATGGTGTAGTGCAGGATGACCGCCTCGTCGTTGCGATCGGTAAGCGGATCATAGGCGGGAATCGGCTCCGGTGAAAGGTTCTCAATATCGGCTTTAGGTTGGAACATGAGCGGCTGTTCGATATCGTTTGTCCTGGCGATGATCTTTTCAATATGGGAAGCAGGCATGACACGCAGGTAAGACATGCCAG